GCCATTGTCAAAACGAAGAGCTTGTTGCGCTATTCCATGCGCACCGGGGTCGGCACCACTTCCGACCTCGGCTCGCTTCACAATGTGATGGCGCACGTCACGTGGCTTCTCGATCACTCCGAAGCTCCCTGTGACTTTGCTTCGGTCTGCGCTGATCTCGGCCTCGTTGCAAAGGTCGTTCATCGTCCTGGGCTCGACGGTGCCACCTTTCTCAAAGGCTGGTACAGCGGGGCGTCTTGGAACGTCTTGCCATCTTGCGTCCTCAAGTTGGGCAAGGCCATGAAAGACCCCGTCGAGCTCTTGAAGTTGCCTTTCGGTTTGGCTCAGGAATGTCTTTTTGCCGCCATCATGTCCAGCGTGAATGTGCCAGATGACTATCCTCTTGTCGGAGCATTTTGCCGTTTGGCGCGCAAGCTTCGGGTCCGCGCGCGTCCTATTGCCCTTCGTCTTATGAACGATCCCAACATTGTTGAAGATGCCCAGTACAAGGTGCGGAGTGCTTACGCTCCGCGCCAATCGATTCTTTCCCTGATTCAGGACAGATATGACCTCTCTGAAGCAGAGGTTGTTGAGGCTGAGAACCTCATCCTGTCCGTGGAATTTCTCCCTTCTCTCGTGTGCCATCCTGTCTTCGAACGCCTCCGCGACGTTGACTACACATGAGCTTCTTGTCGGTCCTTAGCATGACCGCCAAAACTGCTACCCGTGGTGGGGAAAACCCACGGGCCCGATCACAAATCTTACAGAAATTAATACATACCAAATGCAACAAGTTACGCCTACCAAGACACAAGTCAAACAACCGATGCCCGTCGCCACAGCCAGCGCTCCAAAGACCAAACAAAGTCTGAAGACCGCCTCTGCCGTTTCCGCTCAGTCACAACCTTCTCGCACCCGTCAAGCCGCGCCTGCCGCAATTCGCAGCGCGGAGTCCCTTCCTGTGGTCCCTCGTGTCGCCGCGTTCCGCTCTCCTCATGGATTCGCGGGCAAAGATGTCTCTGACATTGATCCCGATCTCGGCCAAGTCGCCGACATGATCCAAGGTTCGTCCGATGCTGACGGCGGTGGCGCCGCTGCCACAGCTTCTGCTGGCTACACGCTGCTCAAACTTGTCGGCAACCAAAACGCCCAGTTCATCAGTTGGTGCAAGTCAATTTTCAACCCCTTTGCCGCTTTGATTGGTCCCGATGAGAAGCGTTTCATGAACCTCATGCCTTCCGCGGAGTACAATGCTCGCGTTCCCCTCGACCCCTACGTCCGAGGCTGGGAGTTGGCTGGTCAGACCAACGCCATCGGATTCTCGTGCGCGCTTTACGAGCCAGACACCTGGGTGAATACTGGTTCCGCTCCTTCAGGACCTGACAACTGGACCTTTCTCCAGCCCAACAGCGTCGGTTGTGGCATTCCCTGCTACACCACCGGAAGGGAGTGGGGTCTTTCCATTCCCTCTGATTCCACTCCGGCCTTCGGCGCTGCGCCCTCCACTGCCACCACGCTGAATGGCCCCGCTATGCCCAACGTGTCCGCTGACATCACTTCTGAAACGGAGTTTGTGTTCAATGCCGGCGGGATTCGATTTCGCTCGCAGCTCCCGGGGAATGTCGGTTCCACCCAGTCCGATTACTACGGCTCTGTGTATCGCTGCTGCACCGTCGACCCCATTCGTTATCCCCTCACGGGAATGACCTACGAGCAACTCCGCACTCTCAGTCTCCAGTCCGGCAGCTCTTACACTATGGACGAATTTAAGATTGCCAGAGATGGTACTTTCATCTCCGAGCTTGGCCATCGCTCGACTTACATTGACGCCATCTGTGTCCCTCTCACTCGCACTGCCTACCGACTGAACAGCATCGCCGGCCGCCAAGTGAATGTCGGCAACCCAACGGTAGCCTTCATCGTGAAAGCCATTCCAAACTACACGTACCTTGTGTTGGCTATCAACCAATACGGCATCACTCGCTTTCCTACTGGCAGGTTTCTCAAGCCATCGCCGACCCAAGTCCCTGTCTGGGACGGATTCCACAAGATGATTGCCAGCGCGCTGCAAAACGCCATGCTGGCAGGAAACAAGGCCCCCACAGGGTCTGGTGGCAATTCCGTTCTGGCCCCGATTGCGGCGGCGGCCTCTTCCGGCCAAAATATGAATCCCGTTCTTGGATTTCTCAAAGGCTTGGGCGAAGGTATTATTGACAAAGTTATGCCTGGACCCGCCGGTGTCGCGTCTGTTCTTACCAACGTGGCCAATCACTTTTCTCCCGGCTTGTCTGACAAGCTCGCCTCTTGGGCCTCAGGCCACCTCTCCGATTTGTTTGGTGTCGGCCAGGCCGCATCCCGCCCTCTCGCTCTTGGACCGGGCGCTGTCCCGTCGGGCTGGACCATCGGCTCCCCCGTTTCCCAAGGCATTGCTTCCGGTGTTGAAGTCCTCGAGGAGGAATCCATCCCAATGCTGGAGGCAGCCAGTGGAGAATTGCCGATCCTTGTCGGCGAGCTTCTTCCCGAAGTGGCAGCCCTCCGCCGCCGTTCACGAAAAGCTCGCACCCGCAAACCCTCTGAGTCGGCTCCTGTGATTGAAGTTGTTGCTTCCCGACGTCGCATGCCTCGCAGACGTTGATCTCGTGGCTTGCGACCACCAAGTCGGAAAACTGGCAAGTCCGTTCTGTTGGCCCCCTGAGTTCAGGGGCATTCAACAGCCGGCAAGTTTCGCACACTCCACGTGCCCCTTACAGATTTGCCCCTTGAGTGCCCTCCAGTTTCGTCCTGGAGCTCAAGCCCTTGGGGATTGATCGAGATGCACCGCTCATTATCCGGTACTCAGAACTAACCAATCTGAGCCCTTGTTAAAAGCAAA